AATCCTATGCTTTCCAGATATTTGCCATACCCTAATAAAAAATCCACCACCTCTTGATTGCTGTACAGCACAGTGCCATAGGGCAATTCCTGCACTTTTTTGCTAAAATTTCTATGAAACACAGCAGAGCTGCCACCCACCACAGGCAATTTTGCGATAGCAGTAAAATTCTTATCTTCAAATCTTGGTCCGCTCTGATGATTTTTATTGACAGTGTAATATACATTATTGTATCTCACATATGTGCCTTCAGAGTATAATTTTTTAGGAGACCAATTCACATATGAAACTGTGATGCCGCCAACTGTGCGAGCAGGATCGTCTGACAATCTAACCACAGGAAAATATTTAAACTTGGCATTGGCCAAATCATATCCTTTCACAACATAGCCCTTGCTTATTTTTTCAATCAGCACAGCGCTGTATGTGGCTAGGTCAAAAGGAGTACTGGAGTTTAAAAAAATTTCATAATTTTCTTCAGGAATGAACACATCTCCTTCGCTTGTTGGAGATCTGCTGTCCAATATCAACTTAAATTTCTCTTTGGTAGTGAAACCCTTTACTTTGAAACCCAATTGTTGGGTGAGATTCTGCAAATTATCTTTGTATTCAGCATAATTGCTGGTCACTGCTGTGCTGATGTAGTTAGTGATGTAATTGATCAATCCTGATGTGTAAACAATGTCTGTGGCGTCTGCTGTGTTTGGACACACCAAGTCACGCAGTTTTAATCTTTTTTTAGACTCTGTGTACACAATATGGTTGGATATGTCTCTCCTAGTGCGAGAAGCATCAAAAAATAATCCTAATGTTTTCGCTGGGCGATTCAATATCTGTGCTTTCAACAGTGCAAATGGAAAATCACTGCTGCGTCGCCACGTGGATTCTACGGGTGAATGATCACCAAAAATAAAATTTTTGTTGGCATTAATGGCCACAACACTCTGCGCATATCCACTTTCTACTGGACTCAAAAGTTTGCCTTCTGCGTCAACTGGTATGTGGTTCATGATTGATGGTCTTGCAAATTTTGTTAGATATATGATTTTTTTATTAGGCTCTCGTATAATTCCGTCACGAATGTCCTCCCACAAAATTAAATTGTCTCTGGTGTAGGGTGCAGGTCCATACACATCGTCCCACCAATTTGGTTTTTCACTATATCCCAAAATTTCCCATGGATGTGTGTGTGGTCTGTCAGTGTCATAAGCATATTTGTACACTGATCTCCAAAACCCTTGAATACGGTTCTCTTGATAGCTCTGCATGAGCGAATGGTTGTATGTGAAAGGCAAAGCAATGTCGTAAAAATAATGATCACTGTAATCCAAATTGCCAACTGTATTATTCCATTTGATAAAGTCATTGGTGATACTTTTGTTTATGCTATCAATACTGACTCCTGTGAATCTGTTTTCACTTGGAATAAAATCGTAAATATTTCTTAAATCTGTGTCATAAGTGATTTTAATATTATTGTAAATGCGTTTTTCTAATTCTAACAATAAATCATCTCTGTAATCATCATAAGCCACGGTGATGCTGCCATCATGTCCTTGTATCACATTGGTTGGAGTCTGAAAAGTGTCATCCTGATACAGAGTTGGTTTGAATCTGGGATATAATCCTAATTTGGTTGGCGTTGGTGGCACATAGGAACCATTTGTGGATTCATACTCAACAATTAACACAATGTCATTCACTTGTAAAGGTTGGCTGATTACACAAAAACCATCTGCGTTGAACACATAATCCTGTGCGTGCATTAGTTGATATCCATTCAAATACACACCTACTGCTTTGTCACTGAGTTTTGACATATCAAATGTTTTATTCAGTGCAAAATATATGTTTGAATCATCAAATACCTTGAATTCAGTTTCTTTGGCACCACTGTATGGGACCATGTCACTGAAGTAAAATGGCATTTTGTTGTTTTTGTTGTTATTCATATCAGTGAGAATTGTGTCCACAAACTTTCTCACTGTGCCTGAAAATTCTATATTTTCAGCAGTTTGTAAAAATATTTTTTTAAACTTGTCATATTCTTTCTGAGCAAAAGCAATGGATTTGATCACATTGCTCTGTTGATAACACAAATGATAAGAAGCCAAATTTATTGGGCCGCTGTGCTGCACAAATTTTGTGCCATATTGTGATACACTGCCTTGATCTCTAAGATTGTTGATGCCAGGATTTACACCTGTGAAGTTGTCTAAATTTTCAATTATGCTGTCAAGATGATTTGAAACTTCACCAAACACAAAAGACTTCACATCATCATTCATCGGATTATTCTGAAGATTGATGGGAATTTCATAATATCCATTTGCGTTTTTGGTTTGATTTGAAATAGTTTTTAAAACTAATGATTGACCTGCAGTGAGATCGTTGTTCAACTGCACAATCATTTTGCCATTTGTGACCACTGTCACATAAGCACTATTGGGCAGTATTTTTCCATCCACAAACACTTTTAATTTTAAACTGACTTGATCAATAGGAGCATCATATTGGTCCACTTCAAATGTGTTCACTTGTTCAGATCCCAGATATTGTCTAATCACAGGCTGCACACTGTTGCTGTGACCTTTTGTCCAACCGTTCACATTATGATAATCTGTTCTACTTGAATATTTTCTTAGATAGCCAACATTAGTTGATTGTGATACGATAGCATCATCTTTTTGGTAATCAAAAGCGTCTGATAGCAGATTGAAATCAAACACAATATCTCCCACATTGTTAACATTTCTATAACTGAGAGCGAAACCTAATTCAGTGTCTTCTCTTCCTGTGCCAACTTTGTAACTGAACAGCTTATTACCTGCAAATGCACTGCTGGCATATGTGTTCAAATCGGAAAATGCTTTGTCGTTGAAATCAAAAAGATCAAACAACGGAGCAAAATTATCATCAGTTTTCTGCTGTGACAGTTTCCATTTTGACCCATCGTAGTGATACATCTTACCAGCATTGTTGTTGCCACTGGCCACCAGCACTGTTTCATTCAACAGAGGCGCAGTGTCAGAGATTTCTACCAGACTTATCTGCCTATTGGATATGTTGTTGTTGGCAAAATTAATAAAATTCACCTCAAAAATTCTGTTGTTAACCAATATGTCTGTGTCAGCAGTGACCAGCAATCGCATTTTATCCACCAGTTGCACGCCGTCCACATTGTAGCCCAGTGAGCCTTCTATTGTGCTGAATACATCAGTGGTGAATGTATCCACCACGTCCACATATTTTTTTGCTTGAGTACCAAAATTAAAAAGTTTCAAACCTCCTTCAAATTCAATGATAGGTCTTTTAGCACGCATCGACTCATCCACATTAGGATCAACTCCATTGTAGGCTGCTGTGGCTGTGAGCACAGATTTATGAAACCACTTGTTGCAGCGGCTCCAAGGATTGTTATCCTTTGCACTTCTGTTGATTACAATATATTTTTTATTGTCTGTTGTAAGATCATCTATATCAAAAGGATCTTGATCAAATCCCTCTTCATCGAAAGCTTCTAACGCATCATCTGCCAGTGCATTAGGCACTCTCAGTGTCTGCTCATCTATTAATTCAATTTTTTCACCCACTCCCTCCACATACCAATAGGTGTTCTTATAACTTTCCGGAGAAATTATTCCTGCAAACTGCAGTCTCATACCATTGGATAATGGAGTTCCGTTGTTCAACACAAAAGTTTTTTTTCCCAGAAGTTCTTTTTCCACATCAAATTCACTGTTATCCTCTATGTTTTGTACCTGAATCAATCCATAGGCATTGATGTCTTTGGCACTCACATAGTATAGCACGTCTGGAGTGTTTTCATCCACGGTAAATGTCATAGTGCCATTGGTTATGCCTTGTTGACTTACTCCTGTGTTGTACAAGAAATCATCATCAAGTGTGCGTGCTGTGCGTATGGTAAAAGGCATATTAGGGGTGTCGATTAAAAAATTGTAAGTAATGCCTTTGAACAGTTTGATGGTTGGATTTTGTGTGAGCCCATCTGGAGTCAACAGATAAGCATAATTGTCAATATTGTCAGCCAATGTGACTGTGTATGTGGATGATACCATCTGTTGATGACCTCTTACCACTATTGGATCAGGTCCCGCAGGCATCCAGTAATATTCTCTAAAATTTACAAACTTGTCCCAGTCTATGTGTGGATCCCAAGCATAATACTCTTGACTGTTCAACACGCTGTGGTTGTCCACATTGCCACCCAACGCATTCAATTGATTGATGTAGTCCACGTAGTCTTTTAAAAAAATACAGTTGCCGAGATTGTCCTTGCGCACCACCACAGGCTCTAATTGATAGTTTTGTCTATTGGCGTTGATTTCTTCTATATAATTGTCTGAAGGCAAAAATGCTTTGGCATTTTTCCTACCATAGTATGCACTTATTTTTTCAACAGCACCTGGATTAATCAGCTGATCTATTGTGCTGTGTAAAAATTTATTATTGGTTGGTGTACGAAAAAATCTTGGTAATAATTGATTGGATTTTCTTCTGTTTTCTTTGCCACCAGGCACAGTTGCATCTGACTGGTTATTATTGTATGCCATTAATAACTCCCAGTGTTTGAACTGCTGGTATTAGCACTGCTGAGAATTCCTGCACTAGAGCTGCTGGTGGCAGTGATCACTGTGCCACTGGCACGCAGTTTAGAAGCTGTGACAGCATCTATTATTTGAATGTTCATCACTTCAGCGCCACTGATAAAAATTTCTTCACTTTCTGATTTGATCTCATACAGACTACCAAAACTTTGTTCTGTTTGGTCTGGCACAATTAAGAAAGTCACTATGTCAGGAGCCAGCACGTTCATAACATATGCGCTGAGCTCGGAAAAATAAAATGTTTCTCCAAAATCCCAATTTTCCAATGCAAAAAATTGATTGATTGCATCCACAACTCTCACTTTGATGTCATCATCATTCACCACTTGGTTTGGATTTTTAACCACTTTGAATGTTGCTTGAAATTTTTTATCTGCTTGAGGACCAAACAACACTTTGTATTTCACTGGATGATACACTAGTTCATCACTGATACTTTTTACCTGTGCTATGTCAGCGCCAAAGTTTTGAAACAATGCATCACTGCTGGGTGGTTTAGGTTGTTCTTCTACTGCGCCTGACAACCATAATCTAAATTCTGTGTCATATGCACGAGTCAGCATGAAAATATCTATAAAATTGCTTGAACTAGGATCTATTCTAGTTTCGCTGTCTGCACTGTGCACATACTGAAACTTTAACTCGGATCTCCCCACATGCGCTTTGTAGTCTATAGTGCTGGTCAATGTGGATTCTGAAACATCCAACAGGAAGAATGCATCAGTGTTGCTGTTATAGAAAACAGTGTCAACTTCGTATGACGTGTATGATCCAATCTGATTACTGTTGGTTATAATAATGATTTGTTCATCATTCTGATCTACATACACATAATCTTCAACTCCTAAGGATGATGTTTGTTTTTTTTGAAAGATATAACTGGTCTCCAGTGCTATTAATTCAAAGGACAGTGGATTGTCCATTATGCCGTCATCATCTGAATCAAAAAAAGATATGACTATTTTTTTACTGTCCACATAACCTTGTGCATCTCTGTACTCTTCAATAATTTGCCAATCCACATTGTTCAGCATGGCAGAGGTTCCTCCTGGCACAGTGTTTATGCTGAGCACACTAATTTTATCTTTGACTATTCTTCCAGAAGTGGCGTTGTAGTTTTTGTCACTGCTATCATAGTAAAAACGTATTTCTTTGTCACTCTCAAACACATATCTAGTGGTTCTGTATGTGACTGTGTAGGTTTCTTCATCTGTAGTGAATAAAATTAACCAACTGGCATCCAGCTGTTGATTGCTGATGTCACCTGTTTTACCTTGACTAAAATTACCATAAACATTTAAATTGTTCTCATCTATCACAGACCATTCTCTATCATTCACATCATATCTCAATCCAAATGAATTGTCAGCAAAAATTTGATCCACCATCTGCAATTTTACATCACTGGGCAATGATTTTACAAATTTTGGAATAATGGAATCCAGGACAGCTCCTGATGGAATGAAATCATTAAGATAAATGGGACCTGAAAGATCAGTTTGTATCTGTGTGCCATTGTCTATCACCTTGGTCACAGTGGCCCAACGAAAACTGCTTTCTCCCAATTGACTGGCTGTGCCGTTGGCCAGCGTGCCTGCTGCTGTGAAATACTTGCCGCTTGGGGCAACAAATTTTAAAATACTGCCAACCTGTAGGTATTTCAGCACACTTTGAGTGTAGGTACCCACTGTTAATTTATTTGCGTCATCATCAATCACACATCCGGTGCTTAGATTTGTGGAATCAGTGGCTAAGCTCCAATTCACATCTATGTCTGTGACCACTTGTCTTGCAGGAAAATTTGCTAGATAGAAATTGAAAAGAGTTTTATCACTCAGTATAGGTTCAATTTTGTTGTTGATGATGCCTGAAATCTCTGTGCGAGTGTCGTAGGTAAAATTGAAACCTTGATTGATATTTTCTCTATATATTACTCCATCATTTCCAAACAAGTTTGTGCTGGAATATTTGCCTGTGGCATCTATTAAATCATAATATCTGCTGATCCCGCTGCTGACTCTGTTTACAGATTTAATTTTAATTATTTCTTGGTTGACGGACATAGGACCAACATTGTAATCTTCCGCGGTGATCAATCTATTTTGAGTGTAAAAGGTTGTGGGAGCATTGACTCTTATAGATGCACTAGACTCACTGTTTGTGGCATTGTCCACAATGATAGGCAGTGTGAGACTGATTGTTAATGTTTCAACTCTATTCAACGCACTGAGATATGGCACATCTATTTCCACATTGCCAAGGTCAGCAGGACTAATTTTGATTTGTCTATTGTCACTGGTTCTGTAATATATTCTAAATGCTCCTTTGGGAAGATTTCCAAAAGTTCCATCAGCAAATTGCAGATTAATTCTGTCATCAATTCTGGTTATTACACTGTAGATATTTCTAATGTTTTTACTGCTGCTGTTGTATATCACATTGTTGCCGGCGGTGGCATCTATTTTGTTCCACAATGCGGTTTCATTTCCGTTAGAGTCTAACTGATACAACCAAACATCTGTTTGATTCACATTCACTGCATCTATACTCACCACCTGATTAGGTTGAGATAGGTCCACCACAAAATCACCTTGATTCAAAGTGCCCTGTCTAAAATGTAAAAAATATCCGTTGTTTGTGCTGCCAAAACCTCTACCGTCATCCTTGGATATTAGATGCAGACGGTTGCCAGGTTTTGGAGTAAGTTCTTGTATGGAACCATCCTCAAGGTCAGCACTGACCACTTCAAATCTTGTATTTCTACCACTGACACTTTTGTTGAATGAAAATGTTGGCACAGTTGAAATCACACTATTGAGAGCGTACAATTCTGTCAATATGTTACCAACTGTGTCAGTTTTGTTGGGACTGCCTATCTTACTTGTACTAGGCAACGCAGCGTTGATAATTTTTGTGAATTGCTCCAGCCAATCCTCATTGCTGGGATCATTCCATATCACAGACTGATTTGCCAAATTGACATTATTGCTGTCTATGACATCTTCAGTGGTGGTCACAGATTCTACTTTCAACAATCCGTTAGCACATTGATTTCTTTTGGCATTATAACTGATTAATCTTGCCAGTCTCAACACTGATTCTCTTCTTTCAGCTAGATCAATAAAATTTTCTCTAGCGTTGAGATCAATTCTGAACGCAAGATTTTGTCCCAAAAAAGCAATGAGATCTATCAGTGCTAGATATTCACTGCTGTCTAGATAGTCATTGAAATCTTCCGGATAATTTTGACGTAGATATTGTATCATAGTGCGTCGCAGTGTGTCAAAGTCGTAACTTTTGAATTCAGCGTTGCGGAAACTCTGATAGATTTTGCGCCAATCTTCGGCCAATAACAATCTGTTTATTCTATCTGTGGATGACATACTTTATTATATAAAACTATTTATTAAATGTAATAAAGTATGTAGTTAATTCTAGCTGATTAGCCCATTGGCTTGATCAAAATCCAGACGCATTTTTTCGCTGATATTGTAGGGCAGATACGTGAGGTTACATTCAATCTGCAAGCCACTTTCATACTGGGTCACAGTGACATCAGATGCCTGTGTGCGTGGATCATAATTCACTATGCCGGTCACATTTTCAATTATTGCTTGTTTCAAGTCCTCTGTGAGAGGTTCAAACAGTGAATCCCAAATAATTGTGCCAAACTCTGGGTTAAGTAGTTTTTCTCCTTTGCGTATGTGAAAATGATTGATGAGATCCTGTTTAATTAAAGCAATGTCATACAGCACAAAGTTGGTCAAATCAGGGTTCACTGTGCTGACGCCTCTGTAGGCTCTACTAGTGATCGGAGGCAGCACAGATTTTTTAGATTTAACCTGTATATCCTTGTACAATTTTTTTTCTTGAGTGCTCATAAAATTATTTATTAATCATTAAATGTGTCTGGTATTGGTTTAAGATCCACTGTGCCAATTTCTTCCGGATTGTTCCTATCTGTGCGCACACTGTTCACATTTGCAGGATCAAAATTTTCATGATGATTCCAAGGTTCATGTTGTGGCACACGTTTCATAATGCTGGTAGCGTTGGGCGAATCAAATGTGTACAGACTACCCACCGAAGCAGCTGGTGATGCACTGGGACTGCCGCTGCGTGTGGCAGGTGAAGCATGATCAGTCTTACCACTTGCCTTCACAGTGTGACTGTCACCGCCCAGAGTAAAAAAATAATCAGAACCTATATTTTCATGCAATTGCGCTCCCACTGTAATGTAACCACTACTGTTGGCCTTCAATAACCATTCACTGCTTTCTAATTGTATGTTTGAACCTGCTTTCACGTTTATGTTTCTTCCAGCTTCTATGTTGACGTCTCTATCAGCATTGAAATTAAAATCTTGTTTGGTGTGAATGCTCACACTGTCCTCGGCGTACACATCAATCTTGCCGTTGGCTGTCATCTCTATCCAAGTGGTGCCTTTGGAATTACCCACATATATGAGATCTTCTGAATTGTGCAACAATATCTGATGCCCAGTTCTTGTGCGAATTCTAAACAGTTCATTGTGTGGTCGTGTGACATTGTCTTCATCTGCCACATAACTATCATCTTTTGCAATGTCAAAATATTCGCTAGGATCTGAAGTGGGCGATCCTTTTCTAACAAATTTATCATCACCATCATCCATCACAATACTAGTGCCGCCTAATCTAGAATAATAACCTGTGAAAGTATTTTTTTGTGCGCCTCTTTTGTCTAGAGGGCCGGGAGTGCTGATGCCAAATACTTTGCTGGGTATTTCCCTTCTGGCTGAACTAGTGGTAAGACCTCTGGTTTCATCTTCCAGTAAACCTTGCTGTGTCAGTGTGTCTTTGAACAGTCTATTGATTGGTTTATTAAATTTTGATGGATCATTGTTTTTTAAATTCGATAAGAGTTTTTTGTTGTATTCTCCTACTGGTAGTTTTTTTCCACGCAGCTCATCAAATTCACTCACTTCATTGCCTTCTGCATCTAATATTTGATCAGTGATATCAGTGAAAGTTGTGCAGGGTCGACCATCTGGCAGCATAAAATTTGTTTGTTCAGTCTGCACACACCCTATCCAATAACCTTGGTTGATGTTGCCTTCCACAAACATAACCAACACTTTGTTGCCTACATCTGGAGGCACAAACCACATGCCATAGGTTTGTTGGCTGTTTTCATATTTGTGATTTTTGCTTACGCCGTCATAATTAGTGATGCCAAAAAAAGGATTCAAATATTTAACCACCACAGTTTCCGTTTCTTCGTTTGTGGCTTCTTCAGCATTGCTGGGCAACTGAGATTTTATCAACCTCACTTCTAATGCTCCTTGATATTTCACATCCAATACATTTACAACCACTGCTAAAAAAGGTCCAGAATTCTTTACATTTTGTGCTTGACTGCCTTCTCTCTTTTCATATCCACGATACATAATACTATCTTATCCTCTTTGTTATCCTTGGACTTACGTCATTACCAAGCACATTTTTCAATCCATCATCCACTTCACTAAAATTAGGAGGCGGCTCTACGTCTTTAGTTCCATATATTGTTTGACTTTTTTTGGCATCACTTTTTTTCTTTACTTCTTGATTTATTACTCTAACGCAATCCAAAGTGGTTTTAAACATTCCACCTTGCCATGTGTTCATCATTCTTGTCACTCTGTACACACCGCTAAATTGTGGCACAAGAGTATAATTTTCGCCTTTAGTTTTTTGATCTCTAAAAATTGCTTCACCTGTGCTTTCATCTATGTCCAATGGTGTTCTAAAATTTATCACAATCACAGGCGGTTTCAACATAGATCTCACTGTGCCTGTGCGAGTTTTTACATCATTTGTGGGTGCGCTTGCAGGAGCAAAATAATTGCCTACTCCGTTGTCACCCACCCAATAGGGATCACCTAATATTGTTAAATTCACATTGAGAAGATCCGCACTAGAGTGCATCAGTGCATCCTGTAGCTCCATACTAATGCGCTGAGCATCTGTAAGATTGTTCACTCCCTCTGTTATCCCCATAATTGGACGTCTCATCACAGTGCCTGGTGTTACACTGCCTGCGATACTTTGATCATTGCTGTTAGTTGTACCGTCATTTTTATTTTGTTTGGCTGTGGCGCTAGAATCGGAATTTTCTTTTTCAACATCTCCACTTAACCTCTTACCTTTAACCCCAT